TTGTAAAGCGGTTGTCCTGCTTCAATACGACCTGTTGGAAATGCAGTCACAGTTAGTGTGCTACCTGAACGACTGGCAGTAAAGTATGTGGCTGGTAAACCAATTTCACCAGCACTAATGGCCTTCTTGATGATTGGCTTCCAGTAGCCAGTGGCCACTTCATAACTGAGCCATGCACCACCATTTTGCATGATGGTGTCAATATTTTCTTTTACTGGACGGCTGGTGTCAATGGGACCATTGATGCTGTAACGAGTGGTTGCTTGATTGGTTGTGCCATCTTTGTTGGTGTAAGCAATATCTTCATCACAGAAATTCTTCCATGCTGTTCTTGCCGCGGCATCAATATTGGCATCCGGGATGCCTGCTCCATATCTGTTGCTGGTCATGTAGTCATACCACACATCAGCTGGATTGCTAATGCTGTTGTCTAGTTGTACTGTGACATTTGCCAAATTGGTAAAGCCTTTTTCACCATTGTAAGTCAATCTAACAATGGCAAATACAAGACCTTTCATTTCCCAATCAGTTGTCCAACTGTTGTCATTGTCGCCCCAGAAATCATAGGCCGCTTGTGTGTTACCACTAGATTGTAGTGGATAGATCTGATCGGCTGCCGCAGTTGATCCTGCATACACTCTCACTTCAACCAGGCTCTTGTCATTGACAATAAAGTTGGTATCAATAAAATCTTCAATGCTGGTATCTGGATTGTCTACATTCTTACGACCATCTTTGATCTTGTGTGCATTGGTAGTGCTGTCAACAGCAGTCAATCGCAAGTCATTCCAAAAGATATTATTGACTGCGTAAGCGGCTGCTGGATCGTTACAAGTTTCACTCAACACAATGCAATAGAACATGGTGTCATTGATTGTTTGATCTGTAGTGATCAATCTTGCATCACTGATAGTACCATTTACAAAACTATTGCCATACACAACTGGAATTTTGTTATTGGTTGCAGGTGGCACCTGTATGCGTCCGCCTTGACTGCCAGCCGCGCTGTTATTTCCTTTGTTGGGATTGCCGTTAATAATTCTACTGGTGACATAGGCCGCACCAAGTGCTACAATACCACCAAACACAGCCGCACTAATACCTAATGCGCCTGCTATTGCAATTCCCACACCTGATGCGGCTGCGGCTGCACCAATGGCTACAAATACTGGCATAATTAAAACTCCAATCTATAATAGTTGTAAGTCATTCCATCGGGACCAACTCGAATATCTTTTTTTGCCTTTACCAACACACGATCATATAACTTTTCAAACACTGGGTCATTGCCATATGTGCTTATACTAGTCACTTGTAATCCTCGAACAAGGTCAATCAACTTGTATATACTTCTAATGAAAGCAAATGCACTGGTTTCTCGTCCCATACTATGAAACTCTACTTCACGATCACGGAAACTCAACAAGAATACAATACGACCAATACGGATCAATCGTGTTGACGGATCTGTTGCCATCATCATATTTAACTTTGCGTATTCTCGGATGGCTTGTTTGCGATCAGGATAATTTTCTAAATAATATCGGAATACTATCTCTGTGATCGCTTTGTCTGTCAAATCATCAAATTTTATCATGCTTGCAGAGTCTCATCATTTATGTTACGACTGCCACCACCACCGCCATTCACAGTTGATGCGGCTTGTGCAACATACTTCTTACCAAAGTCAAAACTGCTGTTAAACAATGTCTCAACACGATCCATGCTAGGATCAAGAGGATCATTTGCAATTTCTGGCCACTCAATTGAAAAGTCTTGTTTGTTTGTTCTGCGTCCAGAGATTTTGTTTTCCAGCACACCCATGATACTTGACGCAACAACTGTGATGGTGTGTGTTACTTCTGGACTTTCTCCGTCTGTATCTAAATCTTCTTGCACACTAAAATTACTAATAATGCCTGTGAATCGTTTATAGACTTCACCTACAATGATTTCTTTGGTAGTGTAATCAAAGAATGCACGATAGATATTGACTTCACCACCTTTAATTGGCTGGCCCAAGGTCACAGCAATATAAGTTGGGTTAATGGCACTTAGACTGATTTGAATTTCATCATTGGCATTTGACAAGTTGTTTTGAATGTCACTGGTATTTAAAAATCCTGCCAGTGCAAGATATTCGTTGCCATTGTGTGTGATGTTTTTAAAACAATTGCTGATATAATATATCTGATCGTCCAAGGTAAGATCAATGAGAACACCATGTTCAATGGCCGTCCGTTGTACTGCTGGAATATTCGTGCTCATAATACTTCCTCAATCAATTCAATATCTCCAGTTAGTTCTACCAACCTTCCTGGCAAGTAACGCACCTGTGGTAAACTTGTCACTATCACATTGAATGCCGCGGCTCTTGCACCAACTCGAACATCAGTATCTGCACCAATTGTGCCAATATAACCTCTGTGGATTGGTATGGCCACTGCGGGAGTGCTGGTGTTGCCTGAACCTGAGAATGTGATGCTACCAGAGGTTGCCGCAGTTGTAGTCACAATACTGATTTGTGTAGTGCTGTCGACGCTGGCAATATATGTGACTCCGCCAAATGCACCTGTGCCTGAGGTTTTTGTTATGATCTGCCCCACAGTCAATCCTGCTGTGGTAGTGATACCTGTGATGGCTGTGCGTGTTGCGGTTGTAACATAACTTAAATTTGCTTGTGCTTGGACTGTGCCAGTGGCCAAATTAACAGTGACTCCAGCTGGTTGGATTGTGCCTGTCACACCAGCAATGGCAGTGGGAATTACAACATCTGCTGTGGCAATATGTGGATAGCGTGAGAAACGCACTCTTAGATAATCGCCTCGTTTGGCAAGATATGTTCCTGCAGTAATAGTTGTGCTGTTGACATTGGTTAGAACAATTTTTGCTCCTGTGGTATCTGAAGTGGCTTGATAACTGTCTAGGTTATTGTTGCCACCAGCATCTCCGCCACCTTGATATGGCACCATCCAACTATTGCCTAAGTCAGCTTGGAATGTTGTGAGATCGACCTGATTGAGCATGAAACTCATGGGCAAATATCTATCGCTGTCTAGTAATTCAGCAAATGCACTACGATATTCTTCATAAGTCCACACTGGTTTTGGAGTCACTTTAAATCTAAATGGATTGGTCCAACTGCGACTTGCCACACTGATTCTACCACTGCGACTCACTGTTTGTGCCACTAGTTGGGCACGATTAACTTCTACATTAACTGCACTATTGATGATGTCTTGCAACGCCATTATACTCTACTCCTTATTGGGAGACTGCGTCGCCCTTGTTCTGCTACATTGTGAATGAACTCTGGATCTCGTGCCAGCAATGATTTAAAACTTTGTGCATCCACAGCTTGTATGCTGTATGTCACTGCGTTATTGATAACTTGTGTTTCACCTAAGCCACCATTTGGAATAATGGTTCCTGCTGTACGGGGCACAAAGGCCTCAGGACCTTGCTCTCCGACTATGGATACCTTGTTCACGGGTGGTGAACCACCATTGGCATAGAAGCCACCCAAGTCCATATTTCCAAATGCGTTTCCTGTGCCAAAGCCTCCGCCAAAGATACTGCCTATTAGAGAGGACAGTAATTTATTGCTTTGTGCTCTAACTGCGTCTGCTATCAAGCTATTGAATAGATCTTTGAAACTCAACTTACCAGTCTGAACAAATCTAACTATGCTGTCTTCAAATCCACGACTGAGTGTTTGAAATGCTTGTCCTGCTTCATTGAAACGGTTTTTGCCGTCTTCAACATATTGGCGATATGCTTTGCTCCAACCAGCACCAAAGTCTTCTTGCTGTTTGGCTGTTGCTTCCTGGTTGGCGACTGTATCTGCTTTACGCTGTGCAATTAAATCATTAACTTCTTTTTCTTTGGCCAGTCGATCAGCATATGGTAAGTCTTTGATATCTGCAATTTGTTTTAACAATGCCAATCGTTGTTGTTCAATTTCAAATAAGGCTTGAGCATTTGCTCGTTCAGTATCAGTCATTGTGGCAGTATCCAAAATAAATTTGGCCTTTGCAGCCATCTCTTTATTTTGATTTGCTATTTGTTCTACAACTAGACGACTGCTTTCAACAATACCGTTGATGCGTGTTTCTTCAGCCGCAATTTCTTCAGCAATCTTTTGACGCTGTGCTTCTTCTTCTGTGAAGATTTTAGCGTTGAGTTGGCTGCGAACTTTTGCAATGTCGGCTGCGGCTTTGGTATCAATTTCTTTCTTCTTGGCCGCATATTCCGCATCCAGTTGTGCGTTGCTGAGTCTTTCTTGTGCGTATATTGCATTTGCGGCTTTTCTTGTTTCCGCTTGGGCATTAATTTCAATGGCTTGGATATCATTCGCAGCCTGAAGTCTTTCGTTTTTCTCTGCTTCGATATTACTGGCTGTTAAACGCTTTCTACTTTCAGCAATGGCTTTAAGTGTTGCTTCTGGAGTGGCACCAAATCCGCCTGTTTTTGGTGGTGTTTTGCCTATACTTTCAAGGCGTTTCATTTCGCGGCCTTGATCTTTGTAGGCTTCTGCTAATTTTTTAGCAAGTTCTAATTTTGCTTTTTCTTCTGGCGTTAATTTTCTTTCAAGATCTAATATCCCGAGTCCCAATGGTAATCCCAGTGCGGCACCAGCTGTTCCAGGCAAGGCTTCTCTTGTTTTGCCACGAGCATTAGCTTCATCTTCAGCCTGTTTTGCTTTCTTTTGTGCATTATCAATTGCAATAAACAACTTACCAAATGATTCTATCAAACTGTCATTAACAGATTGAGCGATAGCATCAATAGCAGACTGATACTTGGCCAATTGTGCAATTTGTGCGTCTTTGGCAAAGTCATTGGCCGCATTAAGTTTGGTAAAATCTAACTTGTTGGCACTCTTACCAAAGATATCAACTGCCATTGCGGCTCTTGTTGCTGGATCTTCAATGGCTGCTAATTTGGCAATAGCGTCTCGTAAGACATCGCCTGTGTTGCGTACTTTGCCACCTGCATCTGTAACGAATACACCTAACTTCTGAAATGCTTTTTGTGCAGTTTCATTACCACCTGCGGCATCGCCTAAGGTTTGATTTAACTTTAATGCTAATACACTAAAGTCTTCACTTTTTCCACCTGCGGCAACTAGACTATTCTTAAAATTGTTTAATGAACCAGCGGCTATGCCTGTTGCATCACTAACATCACTCAGTTCATCTGCCATGGCAATTGCTTTCATGCCCAGGCCAACAAATGCTGTTGCGGCTGTGCCTGCTATGGTGGCCATTCCACCTAGCCCTCCAACAATACCACCGATTGCTGAAGTCATTTTACCTGCATAACCGCCAAATCCACCTATTGTAGTACCCAAGTTGGAGACTGACTTTGATAGGTCATCTACGGCTTTCTGACCTTCTACTTTAATCTTTAATACAAAATTTTCTATTGCTGCCATAGATTAACCTTTTGCTTGTTTTTTAATATACTCTTGTATAAACTTTTCTGTAGGTCGAGTCATGCCCCGTGGTGCTTGTGGACTGTAACCATCATCTAATCTTTGTGCGTAAGCATAGTCTGCTTGAATTTCATCGCCTTGTAATCTTGTGTTTCTGCGGGCATTGCCGCCATTTATTCTTGCTATAGGAGTAATGCCTTTAAAATAGTCATAGGCTTCACGGGCCAGGTTATTAGGATCCAAGGCCTTTTCCAATTGGTTGATGCGTTTGACTATTGCTCCTTTCATTATAATTTTTCCTTATCTTTTTGTTTTACCTTGTTCACTAGAGCCATCATTGTTTCTTGACTTAATTCTGGCGCAGGTTTTTTACCATTGGCTTTTTCTTGCTGGTGTTGTTCCCAAGACATCATAACATCGTGTATCATTAAATCATAGGTAGTGCCATGCTCACGGACCTGACTAGGTAGTACTCCGTAATGCTTGGCAAGCATACCTATGTTAATCATTTCGATTGTTCCCCAGTCACTGGTGTTGATGCCTTGGTTTTTGACTTTCCCAAGAAATCATTAATCTTAACTAAAAGCCCCAAGGTTAAATCAACTGGAAAAATTTCACTTTCATCTAGTGCAGGCGTGCCATCATCTTTTAAAATAATCTTTCTAATTAGATCATTTAATTTGTCACTATCTTGTTCTTGTTGTAGTCTGTAGAATTCAAAGTATGTTGAAATACTCATTTGATCCAGCATGTGGAATTCAATGGCTTCACCATATGTTTCTACTATTTCAGCATCATCCATCACTATCTTTGTCAGTGTTGGTCGTTTTGCAAATTTACTAATATCCATATATCATTGTCCTTCATATCGTTGTTTTAGGTAATGAACAGTTGCTAGTGCAAATTTCATTCTTACTTCTGCTTGTTCCAAGTCTTTCTTGGCACATCTCATTTCGTTTAGTGCTTTGGCAAGTTCTGCTTCTATACTGCGAAATATCTCATCTTCTGTTTTATTATCAAATATCATAACATCTCCTATCACGGTTATTTAGTCAAACAAAAACCCGCACAGGGCGGGTTCGTGTTTCGTTTAAAACGACATTAGGTCACTGTGTAATCGCCCGTTACAGTCAATGTAACTGGACTAACCCACACTGGACTATCAGCACTAACTGTTGGTGCCAAGCCAGTGATGTAAGCATTACCACTCATGGTCTTGCCTGTGCCACCTGCACTTGTATCACCAAGATATAGTGTGAAAGCAACCAATAACTTGTCTTTGCTCAATCCAAAAATACCTTTGTTGATAGCGACATCTGCACCGCTACCTGTTCCAAAGAAACTGGTTTGATCTAAAACAATGTTAGTATCGATACTATTTGTTGCTGTAGTTGGGATTTGTAGTTTTGACGCTTCGTCTAATTGTGTCCAGGTGAATACATCATTACTGTTATTAACCGTAATGTCTTGTACCGCTGGAATCAATAGGCCGGAAGTGTCACCACTAACGCGAATAGCCAATGTCATTTCGACATTTTCTACGCCTGGTGCTGGAAATATGAAAGCCATATTATGTTTTCCTTATGCTAAATTTGCGAATCTATATTGGCCTGCATAAACAACTCTATCGTTGTCTATGCTGACTGTATAGTCAAACAAGCGTGTGAACACGCCTGTGATGGTAGTGATATCTTTAGCACTACCTAAGATTGTCAATGCTGAATCTAAATCAGTGTTTCTGTTTTTTGCATCAACTGTCAAAAACCATCTTACGACAGTTGTTCTCTGGTTGATTTGCAAACTATCTAAAGTGGGCAACAGGGTTTCTTGTTCAGTGTAAGGTTCATCAAGATATACTCTACGAGGATTCTTCATGTATAACGGATTAACACCTTCACTCCACGGCAGTTCCTGACTGGTCTTGATAGAGTCAGTCAGTTGTGCTGTCAAATAAGTTAATAATTCTGTTCTCATGATTATCT